AAACGAGGTTTGCCGTGGGCGCGGCTGCTTCTCCGATCGCCGGCATAAAGCCGGCTGTGCTGAATACTGGCTCGGGGCCGGTTCGCGTGCATTGCGCGATGTCGGTTCCGAGGCTGGGCTGGCAAGACCACATGTTCTGCTGGCCCCGCGGGCTCATCCCCTACGGCGTCGCACCTGTGCGGCTTGAGGGGGCTTTCTGGGGCCAGTGCCTCGAGCGTGTCCTCACGGACATGATCGAGAACGACCCTGAGCCTGACGGTCCGCCGCTGTGGATTCTGACGCTGGACTACGACAGCATCTTCCAGCCGGATGCACTGCCTCGTCTGCTGACCTACGCGACGGCGTCGGACTACGACGTGGTCGCTGCGGTGCAGATGAAGCGGCGGCACGACGAGCCGCTGTTCACGATGATGTCGGAGGACGGCACGCGGGCCGGTAGCATCGGCCGCGACCAGCTGATCTACCACAACATCATGCCAGTGAACACGGCGCACTTCGGGTTCACGCTCCTGCGAGCGTCGGCCCTGAAGAAGCTGAAGCACCCGTGGTTCTTCGGCAGGCCAAACGCAGATGGCCGGTGGGACGACGGCCGGATCGACGACGACATCCACTTCTGGATCAAGGCTCAGAAGGCCAGGCTGAAGTTGGGCGTCTGCCCGCGGGTGGCTCTCGGTCATGCCGAGGTCTGGTTCAAGTGGCCCGACCACAACATGCAGCCGCTGCTCCAGCACCCCGGCGACTTCTGGGATCGCGGCGGCCAGCCCCCGGAGAACGTCTGGCGATGAGCACGCAATACCCCACGGTGTCGGTGCGGATCACCCGTCCGGTCCGCACCTACAAGACGGGCCAGGTGGTTGACGTGACCGGCGGTCTGGCCGACATGCTGGTGCGGTCTGGCTACGCCGTCCGCAACGAGCAGCCGCAGATCCGCTTCGCCGTGGCTGACCAGCCCGAGGAGCTCGAGCGGGCCGAGGCACCCTACGCCAAGGCCGGGAGGCGACGCCGTGCGGGCAAGTAGCAATTACCGGTCGCTCATCGTGGCGACCGCGAGCGGGACGGGTGACCGGCCCGTGTCGGTGGCCGAGGCCAAGGAGCATCTGCGGATCGTCGATATGACGACCGACGATGACTACATCGGCGTGCTGATCGACACGGCGACCGCCTGGTGCGAGGACTACTGCGACCGCACCTTCGCCCACAAACATTACACCGTGGCGTTCGATGATTTCCCAAGCCTCCGCATCGCGCTTCCGCGCCCGCCGGTGCAGCTGGCTTCGGTTGCCACGAACGCCACGGTGACTATTTCCTACGTGGACCAAGGTGGCACCACGCAGACACTCACGTGGGCGCAGTCTGGAACGCAGCAGTTCCGCCTAGACCGCGACCACGTTCCTGCCCTTCTGTACCCGCTGTACTTGGAGAACTGGCCCAACGTGCGGCTGGACGACAAGGCCGTTCAGGTGACATACCTCGCCGGCTACGGCGGAGCAGCGAACGTGCCGACTCCGGCGAAGCACGCCATCAAGATGTTGGTCGGTCATTGGTACGCGAACCGTGAATCGGTGCTCACCGGCAGCATCTCCAAGGAACTTGAGTTCGCCGTATCGGCCCTGCTGGCCAACCTCCGCTGGAGGCAGTACGCATGAGCATCGAGGGACGGATCGCCGTTGACGTGGGGTTCACCGACTCGGCGTCCAGCGACGGCGTCCAGGCCGTGAAGCGGCTCGCCCTGACGAGCACGGACAGCCAGACGACCGGCAAGGTGGCCATCATCGCTGGCACCTGCGGCACGGCCTCTGTGGCGATTGCCGTGGCTCCCAGTGCCTACCGTGACGCCGACGGTTCGCTCGTGTCGTTCGCAACCGTGGACCGGTTCGCCTTTGCAGCGTCGGCTGCGGCCCGCTGTGCCGAGGCGACCGGGTCGGGGGCAGCGATCAGTTCCGCGAGCCGGGTGGCGTTGTCGGATGCCAGGGGCGGCGGCACTGCCGGGTTCAGCGTCTCGGCGTACTCGGGCACGGCGAGTTTCACGGTGGTAGTGGTCGGCACATGAAGACGGGCACGCTCAATCGGCTGGCGACGATCCAGACTCCGACCGAGTCGGCCAACGCTATTGGCGAGCCGATCCTGTCGTGGGCGACGTTCGCTACTCGGTGGATTGGCATCATGCCGCTGTCGGGATCAGAGAGCGTGTCGGCCATGGCGACCGGCTCAGACGTGACCCACAAGGTGATGCTGCACTACACGCCGGGGTTGAAAGCCAAGATGCGGATCGTCTGCGAGGGTCGCACGTTCGAGATCACCAGCGTGGTGGAGCGCGGCTACCGGGCCGAGCACGAGCTGCTGGTGGCGGAGGTGACGGACTGATGAGCTTCCAGGTCACCGCCAGTGCGTCAGACATCGCGGACGTGCTCAAGCGTTTTGATGGGCTGCGGATCGGCGTGCAGAAAAAGTACCTGCGGGCGAGCGTGAACAAGGTCACCAAGCCGTATATCCCCGAGGTGAAAGCCCTGGTTGCCAAGGGTCCGACGGGCAACCTGAAGCGGTCGGTGGGCGTACTCACGGAAGCCAAGGTCCGTGGCAAGACCCAGACGGCCGTGCTCGGGTTCCGCCGTGGCGAGAAGTTCAAGAAGGGCGGGCTCGGCTACCACGCTTGGTGGATCGAGAACGGCGTGAAGGTCCGCAAGCCGAAGAACGCATCCATGCTGCGGGTGCCCCAGACGATGGCCAAGAAGTACCCGTACCTCATGGGCAAGGTGGCTTTGATCGGGGCCGAAGGCGGCGGGGCTGCGTACTTCCCCGAAGTGGCTGCCGTCCCCGGCACGGGCAAGTTCGGCCAGTGGGCGGACAGGACGCTGCCGCGAATCCGCGAGCAGCTCGTTGAGGAACTGGGCCGGTCCGTAGACAAGGCCGTGGCCGAGAACGCCCGCCGCGATGCCAAGGGGATGTAATGCCGGCCACGACGTTCATCGACGAGTCCCTGCTGCAGCTGCTGTCGGTCTCGGCCGACATCGCAGCGTCCGTCGGCTCGCGGATCTACGCCGTCCAGGCTCCGCAGGGGACGGCGATGCCGTGCCTGGTGTTCGACCGCCAGGACGCCAGCCGTGGGCCGTACATGCACATGCGTGGCATGACCGGGCTCACCCGGACGACGTACACCGTGTCGTGCATTTCGACGCGGCTGGTGGACTGCCGCAACCTCGGGCGTGCGGTGCGGTCAGCCTTACAATTCAAGAGCACGCCGGCGGTTCGGCTCATCACGGTCAAGGACGAAGCCGACCAGCAAGAGCCAGCAAACCCCGGCGACCAGACGCCCATTTACCGGACGGACCTGACAGTCGAGATCACCCACTCGGAGAGTTGACCAATGGCTGCTGACATCGGACAGGGCACCTACGTTTCGTTCGGAACCGCGCTGCACACCGCGACCGGCTACAAGATCACCGGCGTGAACCACAACGGGATCGCCCGGGCTGTTGCCGACGCGACGCACATGCTGTCCTCGGCCAAGGAGTTCGTGGCATCGTCCATCTACGACCCCGGCGAACTGTCGGTCGAGGTGCTGCACGACCCTGCTGTGAAGCCCGTCGCCGACCTGGCGAACGTCGCCACCAATCAGGTGGTGAGCGTGTACTGGGCCAACGGTGGCACGGCTGTGACGCTGTGGTCGGCGTTCGGCTACATGACCGGCTACGAGGCCGGTGCCCAGATGGAAGACATGCAGTCGGGCTCTGTGACGATCAAGCTCTCGGGCACGCTCGGCTGATTGGTGTGACGCAGGGAGGCGCGCATGGCTCTGAGTCGTGATGAGTTCCTACAGCGACGGCAACCGCTGGCGAAGGTGTTGGTGCCCGTGCCGGAACTCGGTGAGGGTAGCGAGGTCTACGTCAGCAAGTTGACCGCCAAGGGCCGCAACCGGCTCGAGGAAATTGTTGGCGGCGGCAAGGGTGGCGTGAGCCTCAACAACCTGTCCGCCAAGATCGTGACGCTCGTTTGCGTGGCTGAAGACGGCAAGCAGTTGTTCAGCGAAGCAGACGAGGCCGCCATCGGTGCCTACGACTGGGAGGCTGTGCAGCGGATCGTGCAAGCCGCTTTTGAACTCAACGGCATGCTTGCCAATCCCGTGGAGGAAGCGGCGGGAAAATAGAGGCGTCGCCGGTGCTGCTGTTCCTCTACCGGCTGGCGCTGAAGATGGGACGGGTGGACGTTGACGCTCTCGCGGAGG